TAATACCGAATTTCGCCCTTCTTGGATAACGAATAGGTAGCCGTGATGGCTTTAAACTTCCGATAGATCATATCGTATATGATAAGGTTTCCCGTAAGGATAAAAGCCGACTAAACACGGAATATGTTATTTATCATTGTGGTAAATGACCCCTATTTCTTAATTGAGTAAGAAGGAGATATACAAATATGTCAACTCAAATAACAACTGCTTTTGTCGAGCAGTATAAGAGTAATGTATTTCATCTTGCACAGCAAAAAGGTTCTCGTTTAAGAGATTGCGTTAGANCAGAAACTGTNACAGGGAAGGCACACTTCTTTGAAAGAATCGGNTCAACTGCGGCTCAAAAAAGAACTTCAAGACATTCAGACACTCCAAGAATGGACACACCACATAGTAGAAGAAAAGTTACTATGGATGACTACGATTGGGCTGATTTGATTGATAATGAAGACAAAGTGAGAATGCTTATTTCACCTCAATCTGAATATGCACTAGCAGGTGCGTATGCAATGGGTAGAGCTATGGATGATGCAATCATTGCGGCGGCAACAGGGACAGCTTATGGCGGAGTTAGTGGTGGTACATCAGTATCATTACCAGCAGGTCAAAAGATTGCCCACGGATCAAACAATCTTACAATCGCTAAATTATTAGCGGCTAAAAAGATTCTTGATGCAAACGAGGTTGATCCAGATGAGCCTAGATTTTTGATTTGTTCAGCAGATCAAATTCAGGACTTCTTAAATATTACAGAAGTTAAATCATCTGATTTCAACACAATCAAAGCACTCGCACAAGGACAAATAGATACTTATTTAGGTTTCAAATTTATCCGAAGCGAGAGGTTAGGACAAGACGCAACACCAAGCAGACAGGTTCTAGCATTTACTAAATCAGCAATAGGTTTAGCTGTAGGTGCAGATATTCAAACTAAAATATCTGAAAGAGCAGACAAAAACTATGCAACACAGGTATTTCTATCTATGACAATCGGTGCTACTCGTATCGAAGACGAAAAAATGGTAGAGATCGCTTGTAACGAATAATAGGGAGGATTAATAATTATGGCTTATTCAGTACAAAAAACTAAATGGTCGCAAAATAATCCGACTGAAAGGGTAAAGACTAACGAACAAGCTGGTAGATTAAGAGTTGCTTATGCTACATACGAAGCATCAGCAGAACAATCTACTATCGAAATGTTCAATTTACCTAATGGTGCAAGGATTGTTGCAGGTTATTTAGGACATGATGCTTTGGGTAGTTCAACAACATTATCAGTAGGTTTTGCGGCTTACACAAGTTCAGCAGGTGCTTCGGTTTCTGCGGATGTGGATGCTTACAAAGCGGCGGCGGCTTCAACAGCAGATCAAGTTGTAGCTTTTCCTGCTACTATGGCAAAATTAGCTATGAGTGAAGTTGATGCTAACCAAGACGGATTACCCGTTACAGTTACATTAGCAGGAGCAAATGGTACAGGTACTATTTCTTGCGAAATGTTCTATGTAGTGGACTAATCATTAACTAAACAGAAGCAAAGGCGGATAAGATTGATTTCTTACCGCCTTTGTGGTATTTTTAAAAATTATGGCTACAGAAGTATCAATTTGTTCAAATGCATTAAGAAGGTTAGGAGATGATCCTATTACTGCTTTAACTGATGATACAGAAAGAGCAAGATTGTGTAATGCATTTTACGCAGATACACGAGATCAAGTATTACGATCACACCCTTGGAATTTTGCTATTAGAAGAGCAACATTAGCCCAATTATCGGGTACACCTTCATATGGATTTTCACATCATTACGCATTACCTGCGGATTGTTTAAGAGTATTATCTAGTGAATATGAAGATTATATTTTTAAAGTAGAAAATAATGCTACACATGGGAGAGTATTACTTACAGATGAAGGAACAGCAAAAATTTTATATGTTGCAAAAATAACAGATACAACATTATTTGATCCTATGTTCGTAGATGTTTTAACACAAAAACTAGCTACAGATTTAGCATATCCTGTAACTAATAGTACGACTTTGCAAACCCATATGCAAAAATTATATTTAAAGAAACTTTCCGAAGCAAGAAGTATTGATGGGCAAGAAGGATTTATTGATGATCTTGTTTCTGATACTTTTACTGACTTTAGGAAAGATTAATGGCACGAGTACATCCCTTTCAAACAAATTTTACTGCTGGTGAATTAACACCAAANCTACATGGGCAAGTAGATTTTAAAAAATATAATAATGGTGTAGAAGAATTAAAAAATATGACAGTTTTTCCGCAAGGTGGCTGTCAAAGAAGATCGGGTAGTAGATTTATTTGTGAAGTAAAAGATAGTACAAAAACTACAAGATTAATACCTTTTGAATTTAATATTACACAAGCATATGTTTTAGAATTAGGAGATCAATATATTAGATTTTTTAAAGATGGTGGTCAAATAACAGAAGCTAATAAAACAATAACAGCAATTACAAAAGCAAACCCAGCAGTAGTAACATCTAACTCACACGGATATTCGAATGGCGATCATGTATGGATTAATAGTGTTGGTGGTATGACAAGATTAAATGGAAGAAGATTTGTAGTTGCAGGAGTAACAACAAATACATTTCAGCTACAAGGTGAAAATTCTACATCTTATGATTCTTATACATCTGGTGGAACAGCGGCTAAAGTATATGAAATAGCTACACCTTATACAGAANCAATGTTATTTGATATTAATTTTACACAATCAGCAGATGTTATGTACATTGTGCAAGAAAGTCTAAAACCAAGAAAATTATCAAGAACAGGACATACATCTTGGACTTTAACAGAAGTAGATTTTAAAAAAGGGCCTTATTTAGATACCAACACATCTTCAACAACAATGACACCAAGTGGGACTTCGGGTTCAGTAACTATTACTGCATCATCATCCACATTTGTAGCAAATGATGTTGGAAGATTAATTACAATAGGAGATGGTCATGCTAAAATTACAAATTATAGTTCTGGTACATCTGTAACAGCAACAACAACAGAAAATTTTGCAAACACAAATGCTAATGCTACATGGGCATTAGGAGCATGGTGTACGGATAAAGGCTATCCAAGAACAGTATCATTTTTTGAACAACGATTAGTATTTGGTGGTTCATCAGCATATCCACAAACTATATGGGCTAGTGAATCTGGTTTATATGAAGAATTTGATGCAGGAGATGCAAGTGCGGCAGATGCATTTATTTATACTATAGCGGCCAATAGAGTTAATGTTATTAGATGGCTTTCACCTGCAAGGGATTTAATTGTAGGAACAGTTGGTGGTGAATTTAAAGTAGGAAGACCAACAGGAGAACCTTTAAAACCAGATAATGTTCAAATTACACAACAAACAACATTTGGTGGTTATACTACTGATCCTATTCAAATAGGTAATGCTGTTTTATTTGTACAAAGACAACAAAGAAAGATTAGAGAATTTTCATACAGATTTGAAGATGATGCTTATTTAGCACCAGATATGACATTACTTGCAGAACATATAACTGATACAGGAATTGTTGATGTTGATTATGCACAAGAACCAGATTCTATTTATTGGGCTGTAAGAACAGATGGTACACTTATAGGTATGACTTATCAACGAGATGAGGATGTTGTAGCATGGCATAGGCATGAATTTGGTGGATCAAATAAATATGTTTTTAATGGAGCAAGTGCAGTTACAGCACACACAGCAGATGCAAATAAAAATGGATATATAACAATATCTAGTCATGGATTATCTACAGGTGATAAAGTAGTTTATAGTGCAGGTGGAGGTACTAAAATACCAGAATTAACAGAAGGTGAAACTTATTGGGTTTATAGAAGAGATGCTAATACTTTAGAATTTGCAGATACATACCAACAAGCATTAGATAGAACAATAAAACAAATAACAGCAGGTTCTGGGGCTAGTCATTCTATATCATTACAAGCTAAAGTTAAATCTATAACTTCTATAAATTTATCACAAGAAAATAGAGTATGGATAATTGTAGAAAGAAGAATAAATGGAAACAAAGTTCAATATGTAGAATATTTAGATAATACTATTAGTATGGATTCTTGCTTAACAGCTTTAGTAAATGATGGTACAACAATAGTTACAGGATTAAATCATTTAGAAGGTGAAACAGTACAATTATTAATAGGAGATGCTGTTTATCCTACTCAAACTGTTTCTGGTGGTCAAATTACAGCTACATTACCCGCAGGTGCGGCTTATAAAACTATTGAAATAGGATTAGGATATACTTCTACAATTAAAACATTAAAAATTGAAAATGGATCACAAGCAGGTACTGCACAAGCTAGAAAAAAAAGGTATAATGAAGTAGTAGTAAGATTATTAAAAAGTGTAGGTGTTACAATAAATGGCGATCAATTACCTTTTAGAAGTAATACAACACCTGCTGGTCAAGACATACCAGATTTTACAGGGGACAAAAGAGTAATGAATTTAGGCTGGAACAGGGAAGGTCAAGTAACTATAGAACAAACACAACCTTTACCTTTAACAGTTTTAGGTATAACAGGAACACTAATGGTGATAGACTAATGATGGAGGATTTTTAAAAATGGGATGGTTTATGCCTGTAATGATGGCGGCTTCTACAGCCTTAACTGTCATGGGACACAGGGACAATATAAAAAATATTAAAACTAATCTTGCGTGGAAAAACTACGAAAGAAAAGTAAATGATTTACATACAAGAGCTAAAATGGCTAAAAAACAAGCCAAACTTATGAGTGAACAAAGAGCAAGAGTAGGTGCTAGTGGTGTTACATTTACAGGTTCTCCTATAATTTTAGCTAATGCTGATTGGCAAAGTTATAAAGAAGATTTGTTATGGGAAGATCATAAAATGTTTATTGCAGGTATGACAGATGAAAATGAAGCAACAAGTTTAATTGCTAGTGAATATTATAAAGCTGGTAGCACAATATTAAATGCAGGAATAGGATGGAAAAATTACCAAACTAATAAAGCCATAGCAGAAAGCAAAGGTGTAGGATAATGTATTTGATTAAAGTATGGAATAATGAAGGATTAGTATTTGAAGGGTATAGTAAAATAATACCAAAAGCTGGACATGATTTTAAAGCATGGACAATTACAAAAGATGATAATGGTTCTGTAAAAGAAACATCATATAGCCCAGCAGAATATAGGATAACTTATGAAAATACCAAGATATGAAGGTGTAGGATCATCTAAATTAGATACAGGTAGAAGTTTAACTTCTGGTACTTCTGCAAGTAATGCTTTAGCACAAATTGGTGCTAGTACCATAAATACTGTTTTACAATATGGTGCTTCACAAAATGCATTAAATGCAAAATTAAGAAGATTAGAAATTCAAACTAATATCGAAAATGGTTCATCTGGTATTTATAATGATACACAAATATTTTTAGATAATACTAAAACAAGTGAATTTTGGAATTCACCAGATAAGTGGATTGATGATTATAATAAAATGATTCCTAAATGGACAAAAAAATACAAAGAAACAATGGATGAACAAACATGGAAAGAATTTGAACCTCATTTTAATAAAAAGATATTTGAACAAGCAACAAATTTAAGAGAGTTAGTTTATAACCAAAAAGTAAATAATGGTGTAATGGCTTTAGATAAAGCAACTACAACATATAATACAGAATTAGCTAATGCAACAGATGCTAAACAAATCGCAACTTT